GAAAAACGGTCGCTATATCTTTCTTTGGCAATGGCTTTCTCGCACGCGTGGACGCGCCATAAACGGCGTTTACGGTGTGGGTAGTATTCCCGTATGGGTAAAAATAAACGCGCCTTGTAGGGGCTGTAAATGGCTCATACGGGCATTGAGCGCGAACCCGTGAATTTGTTAAAAATTTAACGAACTTCACAATTTGTTCACATTTGGTTAGCAACGGCTAACTCACGGGCAAAAAAGAAAAAGCCCGCCTTTCGGCGGGCTGTGTGAAAGTATGAACAAAGTGTTAACGCATAGAGAACAAACCCATAATTTCGTAAAAGTTCATTTTGGTTTCAATGTCCGAGTAATAGACGCAACCGCAAGAGAACATTTCCTTCATAAGGTTGACGGCGGGGCTTGAACGTTTACCACGTAGCAAAAGCATATTCGGCGAACCGTCTTCACACGTGACGGCGAACTTCAAAATGTGGTCTTCGTCAATTTTGCGGTCAACGTACAAACCGCCTTTGTTGAAGTCCGTCCACACGCCGAAACGCTTTTCTTTATAGATAAGCGTGCAACAATAACGAAGGTTCGGGGGACGGGACGCAATGAACGTTGTGTTGTCGCGCAAACTTTCGTTGTCGATAGCATAACGGGCGTAATTCGTGCCCGCGATAAGTTGACCGAACTTCGTTTGATGTTTCGCGTCCTTGAATTCTTCGTTCATAACCGTTTCAATACAAATTGAAGGGGTCAGCGTGAAACGAAGGTTCGCGGTCGGGAAAGTCGAAAAATAAGTGAAGTATGGGTTCACCGTCGTGACAGAGTTCGCAAGGAAAAACGCGCGGACGTTGTCACGGGTACGGGCGACGGTTTCAAACAATTCAAGGAAGGTTTCAACTTCGTTTGACAGATAATGCAACGAACCCTTGTCAATAACAAATTCGTCAAAAATGATTTTGTTAACTTTCGGGTACGCGGTTGACTTGTTTTGTGCGGAAACTGAAAGGGGGATAAAATAACCGAAAGGCGTTCCGTCACAAAAGGCGGTGTTGCCCTTGACGGTCAATTTGTGTTGCGGGTACTTGTCGGCAATGTCTGCGAAAAAGTTGTTTATACGCTTCATTTCGGTTTTGTAACGTCGAACGTAAACGAATTCGTTTCCCTTCTTCAAAAAGTCGTCAATACACCACTTTTTGAAAGCGTAGGTTTTACCCGCGCCACGGTTGCCAATAATGAAATTGAAAATTCGGTTGTAAGTCAAAAGGTCGTGGGGCGACCAATAAAACGTTGTTTGTTTCTTTTGTGCCATAGTGAACCCGTCCTTTCGTTACACCGTCGCGGTTGCGTCCTTGACGCGTCCGTTCAAGTGAATAATGGGGGTGCGGTTGCTTGCGGGAATATAACCCGCGCGTTGACCATAACCCGCGTATTGCAACGCCGAACCCGTGTTGACGAAAAGTTTGTCAACGGGTGCAACGCTGTTGTTGTGAACGTCCACACGGTAAAAGGATTGTCGCACAATGGCGGGGGTGTGGGTGTGGGAATGAACGTAAATGTCAGCGTCCACAATAGACGCAAGCGACAAAAGACGGTTAATTTTGCCACCCGCCAAACGTCCACCGCCCGAACCGTGGGTAAAATAAATGGTGTAGCAAATAGGGCGACCGTGTGAACCACCGCGACCAACACGCACAAATAAAACTGCGCCGTCCTCTGCGTAACGGTCAAAAATACCGAATTGACGGGCGACGAGTTCCGAAATGTCAATACCGCTTTCGCGTTCGGTGCGGGCTTCGTGGTTGCCCGTGGTGATTGCAAGAATTTTGTCTTTGATAGGTTCAAACAATTCAACGATTTCACGAATTTGTGTCATTGGGTCGGTTGCCTTGTAAACGCTTGAAACGCTGTTCTTCGTTGCAACTTCCATAATGTCACCGTTCAACAGGGCGAACGCGTTTTCGTGGTTCTTGACATATTCAATTTTCTGTTCAAGAACCGAACGGTCAAAGTTTTCGTTGCCGTCGTGTTCGTCCGCGAACAACACAATTTCAATTTCGTTGAACTGCGGAATTTTAACGTTGATAGTTTTCATTTGTTGGTGTCCTTTCCAAAAACTGAACCGTATTTCAAACGGTTGATTTCAAAGTCAAGATATTGACGGGCTTTTTCAAGGTCTTCAACCTCTTTTGACGGGTCTTTGTGACCCGCGCGGGAAACGTATTTTATGACGTTTCCACGATTGAAATTCAAACCGTGGTCGTTGATATATTCAATAGGCTGAATTTTGCCCGTGCCCGCATAGTGTGCGGGGCTTGCGACAACGTCGGGTTTTGTGAAATATTTGTCAATGTCAAGGTTCTTTTCGAGCACTTCGCCGTCCCGTACAACTTCAAGGTCGCAAAAGCAAACGGGGCATTGTGCGAATTGGTCAGACCACGAAGGTTTGTCAATAACCCCGTGGTCGGGGCAATAAAGAATTGTTTCTTTCATAGTCAATTTTTCCTTTCTATTTCAAAGATAAATCAAAACCCGCCCTTGCGGGCGGGTGAAGGTCATTCAAGGGACGTTTTAATGAAAGCGTCGGGGAAATACTTTTGAACTTCCTTCAATTTGTTTTGTGCATAGGTTTTGTTTCGGAACGCCCCGAGTTGAACCCGATACATTGGTTTCAATTCGGGTTTCGGTTCGATTTTCTTCAAACCGTAATATTCCGCAATGGCGCGGGCTTCAACCTCTGCCATACGTTGAAGGTTTCCTTCCTTCATAACCCATTCACAATAGGGGGTTGCGGTGTGAAAAGAGTGTTCAACGATAAGACCGCCAACGCCAACGTTGGACGCGCCACGGATAACACCGTAATAGTCAACGTTCGGTTTGTTGGGATATTCCCGCGTGTAGGTTTTGCCGTAAGTGTTGGGGTCGAATTCCTTGAACAGGTTCGCAAGAGCGTTTGCAATGGCGGTTGCAACGCCCTTTGTTTTGTCGGCGTGGGGGATAGAGTAATAAACGCAAGTTCGGGTTGTTTTGTCGGCTTGCTTTTGGTCGGTGTAACCGTAGGCGTTGGAATGGCACGAAATAAACAAGTCGCAACCTTTCGCCGTGTTTCCACGTTTTTCAAGTGAAGGGTTGTCGTTGATGTCGGTTCGAGTGGTTACAACTTCCACGCCGTACTTTTCAAGTTCGGCTTTCAAAAGTTTGTGATAGTCCCACATAACCGCGCTTTCGTAATAGCCCGCCGAAACGCCTTTGTTATACTTCAAACCGCTGTGCCCCGCGTCAATACAAATTTTCATTTTTTCAACCTTCTTTCGTTTCGTCGTCGTTTTTCTTTTCTTCGATTTCGAAATTGATATTCAACAGGGAACGCAACTTTGCGGGAACAAGTTTCGGGTTCAAAAGTGCGAGGTTTTCAATAATAGACCCGATTTCATTCATACAAACATACGCGCAAACGGGAATGACAAGGGGAACGGTAAAACCGAGGTCAATATAACCTTGCGCGAATTCAAGCCCGAACGCAAGCGCGATAATAAGCACAAACGAAATTTTGTGCCACAGACCAACGCGCATTTTGGAAGACTGATACGTTTTATTTGCGAGGGCTTGCAAAAGTCCCGTGATAATGTCGAACACCATAAAACCCGCGCAAATAGCGCAAATTACAACTGTAGTTTTCATTTTTCAAAGTTCCTTTCGTGATAGAGTGGGGCGGGGAACTTCCCCGCCCATATATTAAACGGCGTAGTCTTGAACGTAAGCAACGCCCGCCGTGTCAAGTGTTGCTTTCGTGGTAGTGTCACCCGTGGGAATGTGGACGGTCACGCCTTGCGCTTGCAAGTCGGCAATACACAACGTACCGAGTTCGGAAACGTTCGCGCCGAAATAAAGGTCAAGGGTTTGACCCTCTGCAACGGTGAAAACGGCGGTGTCGGTGTAAGTTCCCAAAGAGTTAGTTGTACCCTTTGCGACCGTCAAAGAAGGAAGATACAACGAACCCGACGCGCCAACGAAGAACACGCCGTTAATAGTTGCGACAGCGTCGAAACGGTCGTTCGCCGTCCACTTCTTCGCGATTTTCTGCGCGGTCGTGCGAATTTCGGGAAGTGAACGAAGGTCAACTTTCAAGTCGTCGGGAAGGGTAAACGAACCCGTCGAACCCGTCAACGACGTGACGGCGGGAAGGGTCAATTCTTCTTGAACATAGTCCCAATTTGAAATTGTGAACGTGGTCATTGCGGGAAGAATAAGACGCTTCAAATTACCATAATACGCGGACAGGGAAAACGAAGTCAAGGAACTGCAACCTTCAAGTCGAATTTCTTCAATGTTGTTTGAACCGTTCGCAATTTTTACGTTGGTGCAAGTCAGCGGTGCAAAAATGGAACGAAGACGCGCAAGCAAGTTTGTGGAAATTTCGGCGGTGGTCACGGTTTGCCCTTGGTAATTCGAGGGAACACGAAGGTCAAACAATGCGTCGGTGATTTTCCACGCGCCCGTGGTCGCGTCCGCTTCAAATTTGGGGTGTGTGATTGCGTCGGCGGTGACAAGGTTCAAAACCTTTTCGGGATAGCCCCGAAAAGGAAGGTCAACGGGGATTGACGCGCCTTTCGTGTTCAAGGCGTTTTTGATTTGGTTTTTGCTTTCAAGAGCATATTGCGCTTTTTCGAGTAAAGTTCCCATAATTCAACCCCCTTTATACAACTTCGCCGTTGAGCGTGTCAAGCGTGGTTTCAACGCCCGCAATTGCTTCTTGAAGAACGTCAATGTCGGTTTCTGCTTGACGCAAACGCGCGGTCAAGTTGGCGAGTTTTTCGGTGTGGTCTGCAACGGTTTGTTCAATTTCGGAAACAACGCCCGCAAGTTCGGAAAGGTCTTCACCCGCGCCCGCGCTGATTTGTTCCGCGATTTGGTGCAACAGTTGCAAAACGGTGAACGCTTCGCCCGTTTGCGACGTGAACACCGTCAAAAGATAATTATTAAGATGTGCCATATTTCAAATTCCTTTCGTTTAGAATACTTGCATAAAACAAGTGTCGAGTGCGTCAATAATGAGCAAGTCAGCGTCAACATAAAGTTCGGCAAGACGACGCGCGTTTTCAATTTCGCTTTGCGTGCGTTCGGAAAAGTCGCGGGTCGTTTCGCTGTCGTTTTCGCTGTCGGCGTGTGACGTGCTTGTTCCCTTGTTCGACGCATAGGGGGAATTCGCGTCAAGTCCCGTGTACGGGGTTTCCTGTCCGACGGTGTCGCCGTTGGAATTGGTTTCGCCCGAACCGTGGGTTGTGGTCGTTTCGGTGACAACGTGGTTCTTGTCGAGGTTTTCGAAGAAGTCGCGCTTCATTGCTTGCGCCCGAATGTTGTATTTCGGGAGTTCTTCAAGGAAGGTTCGACGGAAATAATAAAGAAACGCGTCGGGGGTTTCCTGTCCGATTTCACGCAAATAAAAGTGTGCGACAATTTTTCCTTCAAGAGTTTCTTTATAGTCGTCGTCGAAAAGTTCGTATTCCGAGGGGAAAAGCCCCGAAATGTCAATGTTGCCTTGCGCGTTTTTGAACTTCCATTCAAGAAGTTCTTTCAAAGTGATTGTATAGTTTGCGCCCATTTTATTCACCTTCCTTTGTGTCGGGGTCTTTGTTGGTCTGTTGACCGAACGTTTGACCCTGTGGGACGATTTCGTAAAATTCGGGGGTCTTGATACGAACGCGTTTGATATTCACGTCGAGGGGAACGCCGAACATTGCTTCAACCTTGTCGCAAGCGTTCTTTCGCATTTGATACATTGCACCCGCATAGCCGTTTTCGGTGAATTCGTTGTTCGCGTTGATTTCGTCAACAAGAAGACGTTCGCGTTTTTCTTGCGGGTTGTTGTTATAACCCAACATTGCGAAATATTCGGCTTCAAGTTCCTGTTTATACGCAAACAGGCGGTCAATAATATACGGGGTCGGAGTGTTGAAAACTTCGAAGTCGTCGCCCGAAACCTTGGAGTTTACGAAAATTGCAATTTCGTTGTCTTTCTTCTTTTCGAGAATGTTTTTCTTCGAAAGAATGTCTTTGTCTGTACCCTTAACCAAAAAGGGCATTTTGTGCAAGAAAACTTGCGTGTCAATGGTTCGTTGAACGTCCGAAACCTTTTTCGCGTAATACTGCGCGAGTTCAATTCCCGAATAACCGAAAAGGTCGTTTCGGAAAAGAACGGAATTCGTTTCGTCAACTTGGAAAGTCCCGCCGATACCTTGCGCTGTCCACTTCGTAGGTTCGCCGTAAATGTCGAGGTCGCCACGAACCACGGCGGGGAGCACGCAAAAACCGATTTGGTCGTTATAGAAAAAGCACGCGAAACCCGTATTGAAAAGCGGGGTTTCGAAACGTCGGCTTTCAAGACCGAGTTTTTGAAGGGGTGTTCCGTCCTTCAAGGAATATTCGAAATTGTCGATTGCAATTTGTGAATACTTGCGAAACAGATTATTGAACGCGCACAAATTTTCAAGTTGCGTTTCATTCAAACGCGGGAAAAATTCAAGTTTATTTTGTGCCATAGTCAAAAATTCCTTTCATATTGTTTCACGTGAAACGTTCCCTTTACAGAAGGGAACGTTCACAGTTTTCAAAACGATAGTCGCCATATTGAAGAACGTTCGCGTTGTTGGAGTGCCAAACGGTCACGCCGTTGTCGAAAATGCTTTCAAGAACAAGTTGTTCGTCAAGGTTTCCAACACCTTCAATATGAATTCCGTTCGTTTTGATATAGTCGTAATAATAACGGCGACGCAACTTCACCGTTTCCACGCGGTCAACTCTATAACCGCGCGTTGTGAATTCGTCGAACAAAACCTTTTTGTTCGTCGGGTTCAAAGTGTAGTGAACCGAATACGCCAAACCGCCACGGTCGCCCGTTGCGACGGAATGGGACGCGCTGAAAGAAGTTCCGTTCGGCGTGTCGGGTCGAATTGCAAGGTCAAGCAACGCGGGAATACCGCCCGCAATGCCTTGAACACCCTTCGCGGGGTTTCCCATTGCGAATTGACCAACGTTCAACGCTTGATTGTAAACAAGTTGTGTTGAATTGTTCAACATATAACTTTTGAACGGGTCGGTCTTCAAACCGAAACTTGCGTTTCCGATATTGTTCAAACGGGTGTTTTCGGCTGTCGGGTCAAGTTTCGTTCCCGAAATTTGGAGCGAACACCCAACGCCACCGAGTTCAACGGACGGGTTGACAATGCAAGACAGCGTTTCCGCGACGGGGCTGTTGCGGTCTTCGTTCTTTACGATTACGCGAGAACCGCCCACGTGGATTTGATAAAAGTCATAGGGGAAACAATGAAGTTTTGCTTCGTAAATGTCCGAACGCGGTTCTTTGTTCAAAGTCGCGCTTGTAAGGTCTTCAACAGATACGGAAAGGTTTTCTGTCGGAAACGTTCGAACATACTGTGAAGGGGTGCTTCGCGGGGTTGTACGTCCCAAACATTTCAAAGTCCAGAGGTCAGCGGGGGACGTATTAAACGGGCACGTCCACACGGAAAGACCGTCTTCGTTTGCGTAAAACGTTGTGCCTTGAACCACAACGTCAAGGGGCGCGTATGGGGTCACGTATGCGCCCAACATTTGCGGGTATTCAAGATGTTCGATAATGTCGGAAAGTGAATTCATAAATTCGCCCGTGTTTTCGCCTGTCGCAAATAGGAATTGTCGGGAAGTGTCGGAAGGGTCAAACGGAACGTAAAGTTGCGAAAAACCCGAAAAGTCATTCAACGGGTGGGAACGCACGTCTTCGCCAAACAGGGCGTTGAACTGCGCGATAATAACGAGCCACAAAAGGGGCTTTCCGTTTCCGTCGGTAATTTGGGGCATAAAATGCTTTCCGTCGGTGATGTCTGCTTCGAAACCCCCTTCGGAAAGTCGGAAGTCTTCGAAACGGGGAATTCCCGTCGAAGTGAAACGGTCAACGTGTCGCCGTTCGGTGAACGCTTCCTTCAAAACCATATTGAAAAGGTTGTTTTGCCAAACGTCCACCTGAAGGGTCAATTCGGTTGTCTCAAAGTTCAAGAAACGCTTTTCGCGAATGAACGCGTATTCGTCGCCCAAACCTTCATTGTTGTTGTAAACAATATAATTGAAGTTCTTGACTTCATCATAAGACAACGGCACGTTATACGTTGCGTTACGGCGTATATACTGCGCGTCGGTAAAAATGCGCGATTTCGTCAACGTCGCAAAATACGAGGTTCGTTCCGATTTCGTCGCGAAGTCCGTCACGTTCTTATATTTGGGGTCGAATGGTGTCTTGAACAACTGAAAAGTTGAAATTGGTACTTGTGCCATAGTTCAAAATTCCTTTCGTTGTAATTTGTGGGTGTTCCCACATATCAAAAAAGCGGGAACGGCTGTCGCCGTCCCCGCAAAAGGTGTTTACGCCTGAACCTTAACTTCAACGGCGAAGTTGGGCATTTCGAAGGTTGCGGTCGCGCCATTTGCCAAACTTTCGGCAATGACAACGTCCCAACCGTCGGGCGTAGTGTAATAAATGGGCTTTTCGATTTTCGCGCCTGCGGTCAAGGTCACAGTTTCACCAACGCTTGCGGCGGTAATGGTGGAAGTGCCGTCGGAGACGGTCAAAGAAACGCCAGTTGCAACGGTGATATTGTGGTCGGGGGCTGTACCACCAATGAACGCAACGGCGTTAATAAAGCACGCGTAAGAGAAGACCCACGCGGTAGTCAAGAAGGTGTTAGTCACCAAAGA